GATGACGGCTGCGCCGATCTGCTGTCCGAGAGCGGCGATGAGGTCAGCAAAGACCACCTGGTCGAAGTTGATGGGGCTCTGCTCAAGCAGGGCGAGCGACGAGACCATCTGGCCGGCGTAGGTGTTCACCGGAGCGGTGACGGTCGACGTGACCATGTCGGTGTTCGAGACGGCCGAGTTGTCGGTCGTGCCGGTGACCGTGGTTCCCGTGCTGATCTTCGGAAGGTTGATCGAGTCGGTGGAAGCGGGCAGCTCGTACTTGCTGGCGAGGTCGGCGGTGACACGGCCGGCACGAGCGACAGCGATGTACTGGTTCATCAGCCACAGCGGCGGGACGAACTCTCCACCAGTCGTGTCGGTGCGGTTGACGGCACGAAGCTCCATGCCGTGGCGCGCCAGGCGCTCACGCGCCTCGAGGTCTCCGATGCCAGGGGCCGAGCTGAGGGCGAGGTCCTTGAAGTAGGAGTGCTTGCCACCCTGACGGTAGGTCATGGGCTCGGACTTGATCGAGACGCGAGCCTCGGTGGCGTCGGTCTCTTCGGACGGGACAGCGGCCTCACGGGCCTCGGTAGCTGCATCCATGATGCTGGCTCCTTCGTTGATACGGGCCTCGATCTCTTCGATCTCGGCGTTGGAGTTGGTGATCGCTTCGCGCAGTTCGGCGAAGCGAAAGGTCTCGTCGGCGCTGAGTTCTGAGCGGAGCTCAGACTCGGCGGCGGCGGTGATGGTCTCCATCTCGGCCACGTGGGCGTCGCGCTCGGCGAGGCGCTCACGAAGAGTCGAGCGGAGAGTCTCAAGGACGTCCATGACGTGCCTCCTTGGTTCTCTGGGGTGATGCCAGGTGCCTTGCGGGTGCGCGTCAGGTGACCGGGGCGACCGGTCGGCGTGACACGCGGCGCACAGGGCGGCGTGGCTTGGATTGGACTGATTGACCTAAGCGGTCAGGGCGCGAAGCTCAAGGCGAGCATCCGCAGTCGAGAGCGACCGGGCCATTGCCGGATCGTCCTCTGACATCTCTTCGGTGTCTCCCGAGGCGTCTTCGGCCTCGTCGACTTCTTCCCACCAGTCGAGGGCGCAGAGCACGTTGACCAGTGCCCGGATCGACTGAGCGGCGGGTGAACCAGACTCAAGTTCGGCGGCCTCGCCGGCGATGAGCTGCGCGAGCAGGCCACGGATCTGCTCGGTGAGCGAGTCCTCGACTGCCTCGGCTTCTGGGTCAAGGTCACGGACCTCGACCTCTTCTGGGGTGGTGCTGTTCATCTGCACGACGGTTGCCTCGCTTGCGGGATAGGTGACGACTGATGCGTCGAAGAGTTGAACTTCCTTGATGCGGCGCTCGGTGTAGTCCTCGTTCCACTCTTGACGAGTGACTCGGAAAGCGAACGACATCTGGTCGGCGTCGCCGCGCAGGACCGCAGAGCGGACCGACTGTGCGTAGGGCGACGAAGGGTCGAGGTTGGCATCGACCATCATCCCGAGGTCATCGGAGATGAGGCGCATGGTGCCGCTCGCGGTGCGAGCCAACGGAATGCCGTCGTGGTCGAAGAGCAGCCGAGTGTCGGCGCCATCGTTGATCGACTTGGCGGTTGCGCCGCGTTCGATGATCTCGGTCCAGCCGCCAGCGTCAGGGCCGCCGGCGATCGGATAACCGACGTCATAGACGGTGGCGTAGCCCCGAAGGTTCCACGACGCATCGTCGGCAGTGACGAGCGTGGGCGCCTGGGCGAGTGTGCGGACCTCGACGTCGACCTTGCCGCGCTTGGTCAAGCGGACATCGGTCATCTTCGAGGTGTCGCCAAGGCGGTCAAGGACCTCCTGCGGCAATGAGTCACCCTTCGACATCTTGCATCTCCTGTGGATCTGTCGGGGCGTCTTCGATGAGTAGTTCCTTGGCCACGTCGAGTGCGAATGGCGGCCAGAGGAACACGTCGCCACCGTCGATCGGTGGCAAGTTGTCGAAGGCCCGCTCTTCGTTCACTGAACGCAGGCCGGAACGGATGCGCTGGGTCTGGACGTTGACGCGTGTCTGCGTGTCGGTGCGGAGCAGCTCGTCGATGTCGGCTCGGACAATCAACCGGCCAGGCAGCAGGTTCGAGATGGCGTGCTCAAGGCGAGCAATCCACGGACGGCCAGCAAGGGTGAGCAGGTTGATGAACCTCGACTCGACGTTGGCGTAGGTCATTGACGAGCCAGACTCGGCGCCGATCATTTCGGGCGGGACGCCGAAGATCCGAGCGATGCGAGTGGCGGTGACCTTGGACGTCTCCAACCACTGCGACTCGGACGAAGAGACGCTGATTGGCGAAAACGACATTCCCGAACCGAGCACTGCAACTTCGCGACGGCCCTTGACGGCCTCGTTGAACCGAGCCTTCATGGCCGTCGCCTGCTCGCCGGTGAGCGACTGATCGGTGTGCAGCACGCCCGACGGCACGGCTGAGTCGCCATAGAACCGGGCGGCGTACTCTTCGGCAGAGAGGCCGACGCCGATGGTCTGACGGGCGTAGTCAATGGGCGACAAGCCGACCGGCGTGCCGGGCACGGTGTATGAGCCGGGCATGTGGATCAGGTCCCCGGCTGGAAACAGTTGCTTCTCTTCGCCGAGCACTCGATAGACGAACGGGCCAAGTTGGCCCATGCGGGTCACGCTCACGACGTCAGGGTGGACGATCTGGATCTTGGTCGGCTCACCTTGCGGGCCGAGTTCCTTGACCAGCCCGTAGGCGTTGCCACGAAGCAGCCAGGAGCGCATGATCTGCCCACGCCAGTCGGCGCTCGACAGTGCGATCTCGTTCGAGGGCGAGGTCAGCAACCCCGGCGACTTCACGCGAGTGCGCAAGCCGTCGCTGCCTTCTCGATAAGCGTGCCACGGCAGAGGGGCGACGATGTCGGTCAGAAGGTTGACACAGGCCCAGACGGCGTCGAGGCGCATCGCTGAGTCGGTGTTGACCGTGGCACCCGAGTCGGTCGGGTAATACCAGCCAGGCGGCGGAACCGAGGCGGAACTGAGCAGCTCATAGGAGCGAGTCTCGGGACGGCCGGACAGATTGCGAAAGATGCTCATGCGGATGCCTCACGGCCGAGAGCGACACCGATGATCGTCACGGCCACGCCGCCGACGATGAACGCTGCAGGCACGAAGACCAACGCGACGCCAGCCACGACGGCTGCGACGCCGATGAGCTCGATGAGCGTCGAGATGAGCTGCGAACGCTTGAGCATCGATGCCCTCCGGCGGGTCAGAAGATTTGCAAGGACAGGTCGCCGACGGCGGCCGTAGTGGTGACGGCATCAAGGGCGAGAGTGGCGGCGACGAGTGACGACACGTCGACGCTTGGATCTCTTCGATGCCACGCCCATGCCTCGCCGAGGTTGCGACGTTTGGCCCCTGCCAGAGCGGCGGTTAATGGCACCTGGTTGATGTGGCGCAGCTGATGCTGCACGACCAGGTCGTAGAACTTGCCGCAGGCTGCGGCGACTTGGCGATAACCGACTTCCTCGATGTGCAGGCCGAGGGCTCGCAGTTCAGGGGTGAGGCTGTTGGCGGCCGAGACGGGGTCGATGATGACTCTGCGATACTTCTCGGCCCGACCCTCGGCGGCGAACCAGTCGAGAATCCACGAGGTGCCGGGACGGTTGCCAATGACCTCGATGTGCGGTTGACCGTCGGAGCGAAGACCGGCGGCGCAGATCGAAGCCATGGATCGAGAGGGCGTGACGTCGATGGCCAGCACCGGGTCGCCAGCAATGACGCTTCTTGCGTCGGCGCAAGAGTTCCAATCGGCTTCTTTGATGACCTGCCAAGGGTCGACGGCCGAGCGGTCTTGGCGTTGATTGAGGTAAGCCCGCCGGAACTCGGGTTCACGCATCGACTCGAAGTCGGAGCGGATCGCTTCGACGGGGACGGTGATGCCGAGGGCGGGCATGCAAGCCCTCCAGGTGGACTCGTCGGCGATGTCGGCGTCGTCGGGTGCGGACCACTCGAAGAAGGCAACCGATGAGGTTTGGCCGGCGGCGGCTCGAATGCGGCCGTCGTCGGTCTTGTCGTTGAGGTAGAGACTTTCGTTCGTCCCGGCGGTCGAGACGATCCACAGTTGCGGCTGCTTGCGCGTGATCATGGCGGGCTTCATGGCTTGCTCAAGGCGATCGTCAACAAACGCAAACGCTTCGTCGATCACGCCGAGGTCGATTTGAGAACCGTGGCCCGCCGTCTCGGTGACGGCAAGGAGTGACCAGAGCGAACCATTTTGCCATCGGATTTTCTCGTTGCCCACGCCTCGGCTCACTTGCATCTTGGATGCGAGGGTCGAGCGTTGAAGCATTGGAACGTGCTCATCGTCCCATCGTTGACGAGCGTCGCGCCCGGTTTGAGCGGTGTAACCGACTCGCTGCTGCGGACCCATTGCGATGCAACGGTGCGCCATCGCCGAGACCATGAGAGTTGACTTGCCGGATTGGCGAGGAACGGTCAACCGGATCTCTCGATACGCCAGCAGGCCGGTGTTGTCGTCGATCTCATAAGCGATGTCGACGACTTCTCGCTGCCAAGGCATCAGCGGCGTCCCGAGTGACTCGGCGACGGCCGCCACCTGGGCGCCGTAGGTTTGGCGATCAGTCCTTGGCGTTGCCCACCTTGGGCGACAACTCAGCAAGGAGCTTGTCGAAATCGTCTTCGATGCCACCGGTTCGGGCCTCCAGCTGGCTCAACGCCGCCCGTAGTTCACGGGACACTGCAGCCATGGCCATGCCTGCGCCTTCATCGATACAGATGGCGAGGGAGATTGCGAGGCTGCCAACGGCGTCGTTGGTCGGGGATACTTCAAGCCGACGGAGTGTCGCCCGCACGGCCTTCTCGTTGCGTCCTTGCGTAGTCATCACTTCACCTCGGGAATCGTTAAGAATCAGATCAAATCATTCGGGATCTGATCAAATCCCGCCCCCCAGGTGCCCAATATGTAAAAGAAAAAT